GAAGCTTCTGAAATGGCGCCATTGACGATGCCAGATGGATGTGGACTGAATTCAGGAAAGCGCTCAAGAAAGCTTGCATAGGTGACTGCCATAATCAGGCCTTCCCAATACGAATGGCTTCAATGCGCTTTGCGATGGCATTCCTCACGCGGACGCGCCCTTCAATTTTCTTCCAATCACCCAGACGATCTGGATCATGGATGAGTTCAATGGCACGAATGGCTTGCGTGAGAGGAAGTTCGCTAAGGCTTTGAACATTTTCAGGCAGGTCTTCTACCATCACTTGTTCTTTCATTTCTTCAATGGCGCCAATAGCAAGAAGCTTCTTGACCGTACCATTTTCCTTCGCTTCCTTCCATTTCTCATCAGGAATTTCCTGATTAAGACCAGGCGTCAGTTGAATGAGCCCGCTCTTGGTAATAATGCCAAACCCTGCATCACGAGGGGGATTTTCAAGTTCGGGACGATAAGCAATCAGCATTGTTCAAGAAAAACAATTGCTAATAGCTTAACGCCCCTCTTCTTGATTAACTATCCTCAGGCAGATGCCTGCACGTAGATCATGCTCTTGGGATAGTACAGAGCAACACCACCAACGCGAGCATGGGCAGGAACGATGAATTCCAGACCGCGCTGTTGAGGGGGGAACAGCTCAAGAGGCTGAGGGATGTGCAGTTGCACTTTCTCAGGATCACGCTTGTACACAACCATACGGTCAGTGTTCAGCACGCTGTTGTCGGCTTCCAACTGGTTGATGGGCTCAACGTTACGGATGTAGGGGTTGGTACGCAGGAAATACTCAAGCACGGTCACGTCCGAGCTGTCGGAGTTGCGAGTGGTGCTGATCTTGTTGTAATCCGCGTAGGACAGCAGAATGGTATCGGGCTGTTCCTTCATCTTGGAGCCGTTGATGATGGCAGTCACGCCATAGTTCAGCAGTTCCAGCATTTCCTGGGCAGTGGTGCCAGCAGTGGTGAACCACTTATCAGCAGCAACCACGTCCACGGTGGAGTTATTGAAGAAACCAGCCAAGCCCACAGAGCTTTCGCCGAAGAAAGCAAGACTTTCCACTTTCTCTTCATAGGCACGACGCACAGCAGCAGCACGACGCTGCTCCAGAGCGATGTTGGCCATTTGAGCAGCACGCAGTTCCTGCACGGTGTAACCGAAGCTGCCACCGAAGGAACGAATGTTGATGCTCTTCTCCACTTGGCTGATGTCAGCGCGGGGCAGATCATCAGCAGCGTCCGCAATCAGACGGAACTCACCAGTGGAGTCCATGATGCGATAGGTGAAGGTCTGGGCGCCAGGACCAGCTTCAGCAGTGACGGGCAGAACAGTGGGATATTTAATATCCGCATACTGCACTTCAAAAACTTGGGGGCGAATGTACTCAAGCTGACGCTCAAGGAACAGGCCCGCATCATCCATACGGAATTCAGACATTGTTAAGAGCCTCCTATCAAGAATCAGCAGAGAGGGTGAAGCTCGGACCATTCAGCTCCAGAACAGCGAGACCGCTGCCAGTGGTGGAGGTGAGGAAACGAGCGTTAGCGAGGCGCACAGTTTTGCCCGATGCAAAAGCATGGGAGAACTGACCAGCCTTGCCAGTGCCACTAGCGGAATACAGCACACGCACGGGCGATGCGGGAGTAACAGCGCCGGTCACGTAGACGGCCACTGCACCTTCGTTAGCCACGTTCATGGCTTGCTGATTCTTCACACCAGGACGGCTGTTGCTGTCGAGGGCAGTTTCATCCACGTAGGTGAGGACGTTAACGCCCAGCACAGTGTCAGAAGCGCCAGAAATGGTAGTGGCGGAATTAGCGATGGTACCAGCAGTGTTATACACAGCCAGATTACCAAAGGGAACAACAGCGCCAGTCTCGTTGACGTAGGTGCCGATAGTGTTGTCGCGGATGTCAGACAGTTGACCTTCCAGCAGTGCAGCATGCGCGAGGCTGTAAGCCTGTTGCACGCCACCAGCGGAGGCGGTGCCCGAAGCAGAGAAAGTTACGGCCATAATTACTTAGCCTCCTTGGAGATGGAAAGGGGCTTCTTCCAAGCATTCTGCAGCATGTCCATGTAGGACGAAGGAGCAGAAACGGGAGAAGCAATGGAAGCTACGGCTTTGCGCAGCTCATCAGTGGTGGCAGAATCTTTGCGACCCTCAGAGAGAGTGTCAAACATTGCTTGCAAGTCGTCGCTCTTCTCAGAAAGATCAAGCTCATCACCACGCACTGCCTTGATGGAATCAACCATCACTTCGCGGGCGGTTTTGCCAGCGAAAGCATAAGCTGCATCGAGCACAGGCTTGGCTTTTTCAATGAGAGCAACGCGCTCTTCTACCATGGAATCAAGATTGATTTCCTTGGCAGCAGCGAGTTCAGCGGAAAGCTCTTCCACTTGCTCAGCCAGAGCATCAGCGCGACCCTCAGCGGAATCACACTTGCCCTTCATTTCTTTTTCCATGGCGTCCATTTCTTCCTTCATTTTGGAAGCTTCGGACATCATGCCGTCATACTTTTTCTTCATGTCCTCGTAGGACATTTTGGCGTCTTCCCGTTCTTTGGTAATCGCCAGAGCTACGCTCTCGCTCACCTCGAACTCGGCGCCATCAAAATTGACCTTAGCAGTCATAGATGGATCCTCATTATTGGGGATTAAAGATGGATCAGCGGCATCTTGGCGATCAAGATGAAGCTTCACTTGCGGGCCAGCGCGGCCACGACGAACAACAGCGATGTGATTACCAAGGATTTCCTTTTGGATGCCATCGTAATGTTCACCGCCATCAGTAACGCCAGGCGTAGGATCATAATTAACCCTATAGCCAGCGCTTACCTCACGAGCATCGCCACGCATGATGCGCTCAATGGTGTCTTGATCAGTGATTGTCATCACCGCCTTAACAAAACCATTGTCGTACACCACTTCAGTGCCGCTAAATCCTACTTGGTAGTCTTTAGTATTTTCGGCATCAAGAAGGACGGGAGGATGCTCAGAAGTGATTGCCTTGCCCGCAAAGGAAGCAAGACTATCGGGAGAAGCCACTTCTGTTTCAGGCCTGTATTCACGACGCACGGAGCCATCAGCATCTGTGTAGAGCTGAATGCCAGTGCGAGCAATAGAGGCCCATGCCCGAAGATAACCTTCAGGCGTCACCTCATATTTCTCAATGGGAGAGAAATCGTAGCGACAAGATGTGGTGCTCATATAATCACTTTACCAATAATTATAGTTTACAATTGAAACAGCTATTCAGGACTGAATAAAAAATGTGGCTGCTTAAGAAAGGCGACGTGGATGTGCTTAAGATGCCTCATCAGCAGGCTCGTCTTCTCATTGCTTCTCGCATTAAAGAAGCCCGCCTTAATAGCGGGCTTTCTCAAAAGGACGTAGCTCAAGCTTTGCATACAAGCCAAAGCTCTTATTCACGAATGGAACGCGCTGAGCTGGCCCCAGATTGCGTGCAAATTCGCACTCTCAGTGGTCTCTATGGAATAAGCGTATTGTGGCTTATGGGCTACCCTTCGTTTATTCTCAACACACGCCGAGATTAATCCTCGTCGTCATCGTCATCGCCGCGAATGTCTGCAAGCTGAGCCTCAATTCCCTCCATCACGTATGATTTTGCCATTGCCTCAATCTCAAACGTGAGAAACTTGGTGGGCTCAAAGTGTTCGTCAGGTTTTTCGTAAACGCTCATCACATAGATGTGAGTTTCGTCAAGCCTGCCGTTCTTGAAGCATTGCTTCTCTACAAGCTCCCATCGCGAAGTGTTGCGATGTTCGTTGGCAGAAAGAATGGACAGAGCCTGCAGCAGACCAATGCCTTCGTCTTCTTGCTCAATGACGCGCACGTATTCGCTCATTGGTCTTTGTTGCGATTTTCTACCATCTTAATGATGCGTTTAGCCCATGCCCTCCCCGCATCTCCGCCCCATAGCAGCCAAGCAATATATCCAGCGTCGTTTTCCCCGCCACTTTTGTTCTTCTCATGACGAGAGAAGAATGCAGACATACGTTTGATTGTGGCGTAGCTGATCTTGCTGCCGCCAGCCAAATCACCAGCTCTAGCAACGCCACTGCCAATGCCTTGCTTGCCTGCTTCCTGTGTTGTCAAGCCGCCCTTGCCGTGCTTCTTACGCAGTTCCAAGCCGCGTCGAGCAGCGCTTCTAACTGCAGCAGGAGGGGAGAAACTCTCAGCGTCTCCCCTCAGCGCTTTTTTCCGCAGCTCCCATCCATTTCCTCTTCTTCCTCTTCCTCTTCCTCTTCGCCAATCATCTCCTCAAAGAATCCCATGTAGTATTCATCGCTCATGTCTTCTTTCGGTTTGCGCGTCATGCCAGCTTCAGACAAGGCAATTGCTAGTGCCTGCTTCGGGCTCTTCACTGCCTCGCCACTGCTGCTCTTTAGCTTGCCACTTTTGTATTCGCGCATCACCTTGGCAATTTTTGCCTGCTTTTCCTTCTTGGTCATAGCGCTAAATGCTTTCCTTAAGCATAATCAATGGATGAATCCTATCGGAGCAGTGGCAATGTTCATGCCAGGGAAAAGCTTGTCACGATACAAAACCATGCCAGTAATGAGACGCTCAGCAATAAAGGCCAGCGCTCGCTTGTCGTAGCCTCCAATGCGAAGAAATTGCTCTTCATGCTTATGCCAAATAGGGGCTAGCGCGACAAATAATGCGCTCATAAATTGCTTGTATTGAACATTGCCTCCTCTGGCCATATTGCAGCCAATAAAGCTATTTTGCTTCCAAATGGCATCAATTTCTTCGCGAGAAAAAATCCAGCTTCCAGAATCGGCAAGCTCTCTAGTGATGGCAGGAGCATCAAAAGCAGAATGTCCGCCGTAAAACTGCTGCTCTAACGTGCAGCTAAATAATGCAGGCTCTGGAAAGTACAACGTATTTTCTTCGTACCATTGGTCTTCTGGTTCCAGCCAGTTGCGCCTGTACTGCGCATTGCCAATGTTATTTTCATTCGCGTTTAGAATCATCCAGGAAATACAAGATAATTCTCCCCATCGACTATTCAGCCGCGAAAGGGAAGCATTCTCATCGTCAAATACATAGCCTGCTGAACGGAGCGTTTCACGCTCCTCGCTAGACAAAGCATGCGCTCCTCCCATGATGGGAACAATGCGAGAACGCGCTTCATAGCGCACTTTCTCGCTAGGAATGCATACCGCGTAAATTGTGCAATCAGACGGCTGCATAAACCTTCCTCGCTGCCCATAGTTCGTTGTAATTATTCACGCCTTTGGCGCCAAGACCAGTTAAATCGCCGCCTCCTGCGGGTTTGCTCCAGGCCATGATCGTACCATCAGGCAAGACAAAGCCCCTATTCTTCTGTCCATACGTGGGAGTGAGTTCTAGATAATCGCCATAAATAAAATTGGCTTGGCTTCCATTGAAAGCAAGCGCCTTGCCCAATAGCGTTGGACCAGTGGGACACAGTGGCGTGATGCCATAGTATTGCTCTGTGCAATTTGCCACAATCATTTCAATGGCAGCTTGCAAAGCCTTGTTGTCGGGCTTGGAATAGAGCACAGTCGTGGCGCACGCCCAACTGGTGTAGCTAAAACGCTGGATATCTCGGAATGCCAAGAATTCAATGCGATCTCCAAGATCCACTGCATTAAAGGCCCTCACGCCAATATCAAAATACCAGCCACCAAGTTTGTTTAACAAGCAGAATCGGCCAAGGTCTGCTTTGTAAGAGAATGGAACCAGGCAATCATACGCCCACACCACTTCGTCTCCATAGTTTTCAGCAATAAAAGCACGCAATGAAACATCGCTGTAAATGACGTGCTCCGCATCAGGAAAACATGCATCAATGGTGCCAGTGGCGTGCTTAAGGAATGGACTAAGCTGCTCCGTTGGATCAGTGGAAAGAAAAATTTGTGAAATTTGCATGACAATCAAGCAATCTTTGCGGGAGTTCCAAAGCCTTTAAATTCAGGCTCTGCAGGCTTAGCAGCAAGCGTTTCTTTCACTGCATCCTTAAGCTGTTGCTGAATATAAGGCCAGGTAAAAGGCTCCTCATGAAGACGGTTGTAACACCATTGCCCATGTTCCTTGAGAATGTCACGATTCTCGTAATAGTAAGTAAGGATGTTCGCTGCGCATTCAGGGTCGGGCAGCATGCGCTCTAAACCATAGTTCCTATCAGTTTCACTGGCATTGCACTCAATGCGAGGCAGCTCATCAAAGATTTCAGCCAAGCTTGTATGGTCAGGAACCACTTGCGCCACGCCAGTGGCACCATGCTCTGAGTTGACCAGGCCCCATCCTTCGCCAATGCAAGTGTTAATGCCAATATCAGCAGCGTTATACACTTGATTAAGTTGTTCAATGGGAAGACAATTGTCCACTGAATAGTGTGGACTGGTCAAAATAAGCTTGCTGGTCGGGTCAAAGCCTTCGTCACGCGCCACTCGTTTAAACAGCGGAACAAGCTCCCATCCCAAATCCTTACTACCCATATTGAGCCACAGACGAGCATCGTCTTTATCTTTGGCAAACTTAATAAATGCCTTGATGGTTAAATCAATGCGCTTGCGTGGTTGATTCCTGTTGCCATTGAATACGACAAACACATCTTCTGGCACGCCAAGCTTTTTGCGGCATTCTTGCTTGTCGAGAGGAAAGAACTTCGTGAAATCGGTGCCATGGCCAATGATGCGCACGGGCTTTGTATAGCCCATAAGCTCAAGTTCTTTCTTGGCAAACTCTGTATAAGTAGCCAAGCCGTCCCATTCCATCATGGGAGCAGCAAGATCGGGGAATAGCCCGTAGGAATCAATGGGCGTGTAAACAAACCATTTGAAACCGAGCTGCTCCTTGAGGGGCTTCGCCTTTTCCCATAGTTGCAATGCAATCCAAATATCGTTTGTCACCCACACAAGATC